CAGAGTCTGTATGGGCTCATTAATGATTTACCGATAGCGTACGGGAATGTGCGCCCGGTTGCTGGCTGGTTGCGGGTGCCTCTAACGTATGGCAGTTTCTCGCTCTGGTCGCCTGCGGCCTTTGCTGCCTTGCTGGCTTTTTCTAATTCTGCTAATTGCCTTTTTTGGTTATAAAGATTTATGCCTAGTGCTACACCTCCGCCTATAAGAACGCTAACCCCTGCCACTATACCTAGTGTTACTAAAGTTGTTGCTGCGCCCGGTGTTTTACGTATAAAAATAACGTCATTTGGCTGGACTTCATAATCTGCAGTTATTCTGTAGCCGCCCCGTAAAATAATACTTTTTGCCCAGTCTACGCCTTGTATATGCTCGCTAAGGCGTCCATTAAATGTGTATGTAGTTTTTTTATTGATCCCGTCGTAAAGGTGTATTACAGCCATATATCCCCCGTATTGGTATTGTGCCTATTTGGTTTATTCTGCAGCCGGTGCGCGTCATGTGTATAAACTCGCGCTTGCTTATGCAAACGCCTATATGCAATTCGTTATTAAATTGCATTTCCAATATTGCGCCCTCGCGTGCCTGATCCAATGGCGTAACGTTTAGTGTCGGCGCGTTTTCCCGGCTGAGCTCTAAGTCGTGGTTTTCGTAGATTACGTCGCGCAGCTCATAGCCGTAGCGCCTCATTACTTCGATAGCCAACCCGTAGCAGTCCATGCCGTTTAAGTCGCGCCCGTGGTCTTTATACGGTACGCCGATTAAATCATTTATGTTTATAGTCATTTTTTAGGCGTTGCCTCGGTTGTTGTCGCTGTCAAAAATATACGGCGGGAACGTCATATTTAGCCGGTCGTCGTTCGTAAATGTTATTACTACGCGCATATCCTCTGTTGTGGTTGCGCTGCCGTACTGGTGCCGGAACATCTTAATAGCTGTTATTGTGCCGTCGTCATTTAATACGCCTATGGCCGTAATTTCAAACAGCTCGTCGCTGTTGTCTATAATGTCTATTACGCTGTTATCAATGGCCGTTATTTCAAGTTGTCCGTTTTTCAATACTCCGCCCACGGTCTGTGGTGGTGTATAATTAAATGTGCTTGCCTGGAATGTTACGCCGTTATATATTACATTTTCGTTATTGTTTACAAAATATAGCGAGCCAAAGTCCGGGTGGTACATTTTAATTAAATATGGCAATGAAAACGCGCCGCCTCGGTGCAGGGCGTTAAATACTTCATTTTGTGTCATGCGCTAAACCTCGACCCATGTCATGTTAATTTCGATAAATGCGCCGCCGTTTATTGGTGCGGTCGGTGTTCCCTCTAACATGTATGTTTGTGTGGTGCCGTCGCCCCGCAAACTTGGCGCTGTAAATGTGCCGCCGTTGCCGCCCAGGGTGTTTTCGTACCAGTTAAAAAATGTTGCTTTCTGCGCCTGCGTTGCTGCATAAGAAACGGCGTATCGGCGTTTGTTTTTGCTGTTGCGCTGGGTTGCGATCCTGCGCCCGCTGTCAAACTCCGTTACTATTGCGTTGTCCTCATATCCCATTTGTACGCCGTATAATTTATCTAACGGCAGGTTTGTTGTGTCCCAGCTTGCGCTCATAATATTCTAACCCCCTCCTGGCGTGTGTTCATGGCGGCAAAGCCCGGGTCGTATGTGCCGTCGCTAAGCCCCTTGTTTATTCGTTTGTCTAATATATTTAATATCAGGTCGCCGTTTGGCTGCTGCTGTATTTCTGTGTCTACGCGCCCGGCCTGCGTATTGTTTACGGTAAGATTTAAGCCCGGATCCATGCGGCCGGCTTGTCCGTTGAGCTTGTCCCACAGTGCGCGTTGCTGGCTTGCGTTTAATACCATTTCGCCGCGTCGTGCGTGTATGTAGGTGTTATCGCCGCCCATTGTGGCACCGTTTGCGCCTCCAATAATACCGCCCGTGTAGAAACTTGGCGGGGTTGGTTTACTGGCAATAATAGACGCGATCTGTACGGCGCCCGCTGCGCCTACTAATGCGCCGCTAATTATGCCGGCTATTCCGCCCTGCGCTATAGCCTTTGTTACACCCTCGGCTATATTTGCGGTAGCGGCTAATATGGACGCCGACCACTCGAACATAGCAATTTTGTAATTCTCTTGCGCGGCCTTTTTCTTAATTTCTTTTTGTTTGTTGTAGTATTCTTCTTCGCTTAGTAAACCTTTTTCGTATTTCTCGTCGAGCTTGGCTAATTCTAAATCGCTTTCGTTTTGTACGTTTTGGCGTGCTAAGTCTGCGGCGTCTTTTACAATGTCGTACATCTGTTGAACGTAGCCGCCTATTTCTGCGGTTGCGTTTTTCCATGCGTCCTGCTTGTTATATAAAAGCTCTTGCTCTATTTTAAGCAGTGCGTCGGCTTTTTCCTGCTCGCTCATTATTTCGTCATGGTTTATTTTTTCGCGTAGTGTGTTTAATTCGCTGGCGCGTTTAACATATTCCTCATGCCAATTATTGCGCCCGCCTAAGCCGTTTATTTCATCTTGGAGCGCCTTGCTTTCTTTCTGTGCCTCTAGCGCTAATTCCTGCGCTATGCGTTCGGCCTCTAGTGCTGCAGCGAGCCTTTCTTCCTCGTCTGCGGCGTCCTTTGCTTTCTGCGCCCACTCGTTCAATAGCGCCAGGCGTGCTTTTGCGGCGCTATTGTTTTCGGTTACTAGTCCGTTAGATTTTGTAATTAAATCTATATAGCTTTGTAAATAGGTGTTATACATTTCGCCCGCGTCGATTTCTTCGCCGGTTAGCTTTGCGTTTAATTCCATTTGCGCGATCTGCTGCGCTAACGCTTTTTGGTTGGCGTTTATATAGTCGGTCGCCTCTTTGTCGCGGTCGGCTTTTTTCTTCGCTGCGTCTGCGGCTGCAGCTGTCGCGGCTGCCTCTTCTTCTGCTTTTTGTGCTGCGTATTCCTCGGCGTATGCTAAGAAGTTGTAGCGGCGTGTTAATTCCTCTACGGTCTTGGCCTGCTCGTCGTGTGTGTTAATAATTTCCTGCTGCTGGTTCTTAAAATCTTGCAGCGGGTTGCCGCTGTCGCTGTATGTGGTGAAGTCGATATATTCGGCGCTCTTTTTAATTTCCTTGTCTGTCTGCTGTAAAATCTCGGTTGCTCGTTTGCTTTGTGCCTCTAACTGATCCAGTACGGCCTGCGCCTCGTCAAGCCTGAGCTTGGCCTGCGTTGCGGTTTCTTCGCCTACGTTTGCGGCTGCGTCTGCTGTCTTAAGGTCTGCGGTTTTCTGTTTTACTTCGTTGATGTTGTTTAATACATCTAAAAAAAATTGCTTGACCGGCTGTGTAACTGTATTCCAGCCGCGGCCTATATTTTCCTTAAAATCGCCCCAGGCGTTTTGTAGCTGCACCGTTGTGTCTGCGGTTTCCTTGGCTGCGCCCTTGTACTGCTGCGCTACTATCTGTATAGCCTTGCCGCTTTCCAGTTCTTCTTTTGTTAGGTTGTTTATTGCCTCTACCTGGCGACCTAGTGTTCCCGCTACGCCGTTTAATGTGGCGTTGAGCTGTTGTGCTGCGCTTGCAATGTCCCCGCCGGTTACTGCTGCCATATCTGCGGCGGCGCTCATTATTGACATGATTTCTTCTTCTGTGCGTCCGGTTGCTGCAAGCTGGCTCATTACCTGCAGGCTTACTTCGTCGCCCACCTCGCTCATGCTCTGTAATTCGCTAGCAAACTGTTTAAGGTTGTATACGCTCTCGCTATTCAAATACGGGTTATTACGTGCGGCTACCTGGAGCGCGGTTTCGGCCTTGCGTTGCTTTTGGTATGCGGCCTCGCAGTCGTTTAATGCGTCTACAGTTTTCTTTACGGCTACGGCTACGCCGGCTACTGCTGCGCCGGCTGCTATTGCGCCCTTACTCAAACCGGCCAGGCTGCTTGTTAGTCCCTTGCTTTTTTTGGAGCCCTCGTCTATGGTCTTGCCCGCTTTGTCGAGCTTGCCCTGCATGTCCTTAATGCCTTTGTCGAGTCCGGTCGTGTCGAGTTTGGTATTTATTTTTATTTCGCCGTCAGCCATTGTGTGCCCCTATTTAATTTGTTTTAAGAACTCGTCTAGTGCCTCGTCCGGTTCGTCGGCCTCCGGCAATTTCCAAGCCTCATGTTGTTTTTGCTGTGCCTTGTCGTATTCGCTATTTTTTCCGCTCGGCGTGTAAAGCCTTGCAGCTATAATTCTGTTTAATTCGGTGTCGTGTAGCCCGTGCAATAGCGCTACGAACTTGTACCAATGCAGGCGCGTGTCTATAAGGTCTATGCCGTATTGTTCCATGAACGCCGCGTAAATATATGGCGCGTCTATTTCGTAGTCCAGTACGCGCTCGCCGCCTTTTTCCCTCATGCGCGGCAATTCCTGCGGCGGGTACATAAACTCGCATAATGCGCGGATCCCCTCGAGCCTGCTGGGCGGTATCTTGTCTATATACATAAAGTCAAAGTCTGTTAGTCCCGCCGTTTTATTATTTAGCAATTCGCGCAGCCGTAGAAAATATTTATAGTTTGTATGTATTTTGTAAAAACTCCCGCCCACCTCTACGGCCTGCGGGAGCTTTGCTTTTTTCAAGCTGAACATAGGCTTATTCGCCCGGATTTGGTGTAAACTCGTCGCCGTCCCATGTTCCCGGAACCCATGTAGGAACGCCGTTGTCTACTGTTACGGCGCCGGTTTCGTGCTCGTTCAATGCCAGGTCAAAGTCTATACTCTGGTTTACGCTGTCTAATGTTCCCAGCTTTACTACGCTGTCAACGAGCCATGCCTTATAGTAAGTTGTTGTGTCGTCAACTTCGTAGTATGTGTCGAGGCTTGCTTTAACTGGGGTCTGTACCGGTGTATATACGTAGTCAGGTGATGTGCCGCTACGTGTGTAGTAGGTCTTACCCTCTACAATGTCCTCGTCCTCTGTTAGTGCGTATGTGGTTACTACGCATTTACTAGCGTAGAACGCTAACAATACGTTGCGGTGTGCGTCGCCTCCGGTTGGTAATTTGAACGCCATATCAAATATTGTTTTAAAGTCGTCCTCGTTGTCAAACATTGTCAATGACTGGCTAAGCGCTGGCTGGTAGCTGTCTATTTCTTCTTCCGGGTTTTCGCTGGAAATAAAATCAAAGGTTTTTGTCTGTGGGTTAAATGCCATAGAGAAAGTTGTTGATTTCTTAATTTGTTTCCAGCTTGGTGTTGTTGTTGTGCTCACGTCAATAAATGGCACGAACTTGGTCTTGTGTATAAGTCCCATAGTTTTTATTCTCCCCGCGGCTCTAAATATGTGCATACTATCGCCGCGCTGTATATTGTGTTGTTTTTCTCGTCAATACTAATAAACTGCGGCAGCGTCTGCGCCTCGCAATTAATATTAACTCCGCTTTCTGCGTCCGGTATTATTGCGCCGTCTAATGCGGCCGTGATAGTGTCCGCATATTCCCGCGCCTTTGAGCGGTCGCTGTTTCGTATATAATAGGTCAGGTTCCATTTCAATAAACGCGTGCCGTCTGTGTAGCGGCGTTCGGCCGCCGGTGCCGGATCGTAGCGCAGGCAGGCTGCGTTGTTTGCGGTGTCCGGTATTACGTCGTTGTAGATAGTAAACCCAAGCTCGAGCTGTTCCTCTACCCATGCGTTTACAATGCTAGCTACGTTTAATGTACTCATTTACAAACCTTACCCATTTATCAAACCACCGCGCTTTCGCTGCCTCTACCCATTTGCCGCAGGCGTTCGGGTTCGGCTGGTATGGTGGTTTATGATATTCGTAGTATTGTTTCCGTGCGTATGGTGTACGCCACACCAATTCGCCGGAACCTATACGGCTATTAATAATTGCGGACTGCTGCAGCTTTCCGGTTTTTAGCGGGCAGAAATAATTACTATCTTGCAATATCATAGCGTCAAGCGGTGCCTGCGCTTTGTGTAGGTCTTGCCCGATTTCGTTTTTTATCTGCGTGCTATTAACCAGTACTTGCGTATCAAATACAAGCCCGCTCATACTAACGCCGCCTCGTAGTGGTGTACCGTGTCGCCGCCCTTGGTGTAGCATGGTGTTACGCTGCGTATTGTGTACGCCTCGCTATTCCATGTTACCCGCGCCAATTCTGCGGGAGTTACGTCGGGGCTGGTTATTCCGGGCGCTATGTATAGCGTTAGCCGGTCGTCCTTTGTTTCCCCCACGTCGCTCTTGGCTGTTGCCAGCACCGGTACTAGCCTAACGTTCGTTAGTGTCTGCGCGGTGCCATAAGTTTTGTTCCCGTCGCGGTCTGTGGTGGCCGGTGCCTCGTACGTGCATGTATGTATTAAAAGGTTTTTCATTATAAAACCCCGTTTAATACGTCGCAGTACATCTCTAGCCAGTAGTATTTTTTTGCGTCTGCGCTCTTGGCGTTTTTCTCTATCGCAATTTCGGCGGCCTTTGTACTCTTGGAGTAGCTGTAGCCGCCTATGCTTTCGCTAGCGATAGCGCCGCCGGCGGATCCTGCGCCCGCCTCTGTCTGTGCCGCGGTGTAACTTTCCTCGATCATCATACAGCAGGCGTCGTCTAGTCCGCCCGGCTCATGCTCGG